CTCAACCTTGTCGAACAGTGTTTCTTTTACTGTTAGTAAAGATTTGGGTACTAGACCGTGATACTCAACTATCTTGACTGCTTCGGTCTCTTGGTCTTGTAATTCAGCTTCACCAAGGCTGTCAATACGCTCTACCATCCCGTTGTAGGGATTAACTGGTACGTTGCGATAGATACCTTCACTAATCTTCTTAAGGACTGATGCCATAGGCACCTTAAGAATGTGAGCGCAGCCTAGAGCTTCATTTACGTTACGTGCGTTGGGGTCTATAGCGAAGTTACGTGGAGCTATAGGAATAACACGAACGATGTACTTATCCTTGAAGGATACGCTAGGTAGTCCGTTGCTCTCTACTACCGGCTCCTTGATTTTATCCACCACAACTTTAGCAATGCCGGTACCATATAGAGCACCATTGAAATAACTCTGACTGACAGCATCAGGTACCCCATTAGCCGCGAACTCTTCAAGTAGAAGGTTGAGAGCTTGGCCCACATCAGCTTTGTCTTGGTCTTGGACGTCATCAGCGATATCTACCCAACGGTCACGGATAAAGGTAGCGTCTTCTAGTTCCGCTACCATAGTCTCTACTGTCTGAGCTAGTTCAGGGCATATAATGCGTGAGCGTTCTCCCGCTCGATTCTTATCGGCTTCTATCCAGATACCACGCCACAGGCGGTAGTATTCATCCCAACGCTCTTGGTAGTTGGAGTCACGCCAGTTCTCCCAAGCCTTAACCTTGGCGGTAATCCATGTAGCTAGGTCTGAGGTATCTGCCATTAGTAATCCGTTCGGGTTGTGTAGCTTGAGCGCGTATCTTGGTAAGTTGTGCAGAAAGCGCCTATGTTAGAAGGGTTTCCGCAACGTTTGTTGTCATAGTCGTACTTTGCTCCAACAATTCCCGCTCCTACAAGCGGTGAGGTTGGTTTAAGACGGAAGCCTACTGGTGAAGTGGGGTTGGTGCCACCGAGGAAGTCTGCCGCGTTGCTGTTCGTAACTTCCGTCAGCGTGCCGTCACCTCGGCCGTCTATTGCTGCCGTGCCGCCGCTTATCGCGACGTTGCGCGCCGTGATGGTTTCGCCATTCAGGCTGAACGCATAGACGCCGACAGCGTTGCCGCCGACGCTAAGGTTTTCACCCGTCGCACCGGAATTGAGGCGGAAGCCACCCGGTCCTTGCGCGTCCTGCGAAATAGATGACCGCAGGGTGCAATTCTTAGATCCGCCCCCGCATGTCGCGGCGTAGCCGGGGGCATTACGGCTATACACTCGCTCGATGATGCAGCCGTCCGTGCCGAAATCGCATCCCAGCCCTACGCCGTCATATGCAGCGCCAGGGTTATGCGCTGTGCTGTCACGCATGCGGGCGTTAAGGTTCCATGCGTAGGTGAGATAGACCGCAGCCTGATTGCCCACGGCATTGCCCTTGTTTATGTAGACGGTGCCGGTGACAACGCCGTATTCGCCTGAGCCCACGTTAGACCCACACGACGCATCGTCAACACAAGCGGCATCAAGCGCGAGACGGCCCGGCACGCCCGTCGCGGGGTTCGCAGCATAAACGTCAATAACGGTATTGATTGAGGAGCCGCAATTCGATTGCGAAGTCTTGTATACGTTGCCGCTTACCTGCGTCCACGTGACGCCCGCGCCATTATTCGCTGCTCCGCAGTTAAGCGTGATGCCGCGCTGGTAAACACTCCACGTGTTGTCTGTCTGTGCGTCGCCGTCTGAATAACAGCGCTCTTGAATTGCGCCGTTAGTGTTGAGCGCTACGCGACACGCCGCGCCGCCAGCGCCGGTCGATGAGATGTCATGCTGCCAGACGCCTGTGACGGCCGACGCAGGGAAGTTAGTATTGCCGGAGGATGCGATAGAGGCGCAGTGTGAACCTGCGCCAGTGCACGTCAGGTTGTACTGAAGGCCGCAGAAGTACCCGGCAGATGCCGTGCAGCCCGAGGTCGAACTAAGCAGTTGGTTGAAACAATTGGCGCTGGTCCCAGTGGTTCCAAGGCACGCGATGTCATGCACGTACAGCGCAGCAATGCCGCTGCCGTTGATGCCGTGTCCAGACGCGGGAAGGATTTTTCCTTCAACGCCACCGCACTTATCGGCTTGTCCGCTGATCTCAAGAATGTCGGCGGTCGCATTGGCGGTGCCGTCGAACGCGCCAACGCCGGACGGCGCAATCGTGACTGTGATAGGGGCTTCAGGCGTGCCGCAGGCGTAGAGAATGTCCCCCCGCCCAAACGCATTCGTCCCGCCGTACACGATAGAGCCCTGCGCCCATGCATTCGCAAGGCTGGTGCCGTTCTGCGCACCCGCGCCGGTCTGTGTAACCCAATACTCCGCCCCCCACGCCGGCAGGGCGAATAATACTAGCAGTATAAGACTAATAAAGAGTTTCATCAGTACCCACTTACGTTATCAAGAGGTTGTGAATATTCATCGTCTATGATAATATCCTCGTTGTAGATTACCGTACCAACTTGGTCGATGTACGCTAGAGCGTCAAGAAGGTCATCGTGAGCAAGAGGATTGGGGAAATCTGCCATCTGGTCTGTTAGTTTTTCAAGATAGGGGCCATCGTTGAACTTCAATCGGCCGTGTTCTAGACGGCCTTGTAGAGCCCATTGGATACGGTCTATCTTCTTCTTTCCTCCGTGGGTAACTTCAACCACGTTAGGAAACGTGTTGAGACGAAGCATTTGGTCCTTGAGATAGGGCATTAGAGCGTTCTTGAGGGAGCCTTTTTCGATACCTACTGATTTAGGGCGGTATACTTGGGCTGCTCGGAGAATACGGATACTTGTCTCTCGTACATCCCATCGTCCGTGGTGAATATCTGCTACCCACCACCCGTAGGTGCCTACTTTCACGATTGCGATAGCTGTTTCGTCAAGATTGGAGGCTTTTGCAGCTAGATTCTTCAAATCTTCTGGTTCGTAGCCTGCTGGGTCAACGGTAATGTAGAAATCGCCGTCTGGAGGCTCCGTACCAAGGATAATTAGCTCGGGATTAAGGACTGCACCACCAATAGTGGAGAAAGATGCCTCAAATTCTTGCTTAAATGAGGCTTTGGACATGCTTCGCTTAGCGGCTTTAATCTCTTTCGGGTTAAGAAAGGGATTATCAACACTTTTGAACGTGTAGGCTAGCCATTCATCGCTGAATCGAGGGCTAGCAGCCTCCTGAAACAGCTTGTAGAAGTGGTTTTTGCCTGCCGGAGTCCCTATGAATAGGGCTCCTCCTTCTACGTCGCTGAGGGTTGGGCGAATAATTTGCTCCCAAACCTCCGGTTTCATGGATGCATACTCATCCATTACTACGTAACTAAGACCTACACCACGTAGGGTGTCGGGTCTATCGGAGCCTTTTAGGTGTATTTCTCGTCCGTTGATAAGACGTATAACTCCGGTGTTCTCTAGAGTGCTTTCTATGACGTCTTTGCCTAGCTCTTTAATCAGTTTCCAGAGAATATCCTTGGCCTGATTGAAGGTAGGAGCTACGTAGTAGACTACTCGGTCCTTGCCTAGCTTGTATCCGCGCTCGTTAACTTCCTTGAGCCCTTCTACAAGAAGGGTTACAGCAGATAGGTAGGTCTTGCCGCCTCGTCTACCCGCTGAAACTATCTTAAAACGCTTGGGGGAGGTAAATACGTCTAGCTGAGCTGGATGCAATTTGAACGAAAGTTCAACGTTCGACATCTTGCTAGCAGAATTTAAAATAGATACACAGTAAGCAGGGCATTAACCAGAAGTGATAGCGATTACTTGCTACCGTCGCAAGATTACTTACTATTGCTGGTTGGTTTGCTTGAGTTGCCACTTTGGAGTCCATTCACTTTGGCGGCTTTGTGTAGTCGGGGAGTTGAACCATCAACAGCCATAGCAATAGGGGTGTTCTGTGCGTCGGATGTCTGCTTTTCTTTACTCATCGTCATTTACCTCTTCGTATTCGGCATCCTCGATGGGAGCCTTTTCTGTACTAATAGTAACTTTCTTGCGGGCTTCTGCCCCTTCTATCACGATGTTGATGGTTGGAGGCCCCTTAGCGCCGTTTTCTTCCCCGTCACTCATCTTACGAACTGGAATG